AATATGCTAATTACTCTTGTAAATCTGCTTTTTTTTTAGGTGTAACGTCTTGTGCTTTTTTTAAGCCTTCAGGCTTTGTTCCGTCCATTACAAATCTAACAAGCGCTGTCAACTGATCTTTAGTTAGCTCAATTTCTTCAATTTTTGGTACGATTGGTTTTAGAGCGTTGTTAATTTTAGTAAGTGCTTCTTTAACTGATTTTGCTTTAGTTAACTGCACTTCTAAATCAGCCACTCTTAACATCTGCTCAACTGTCGGGTGCTTGCACTCGTATTCTTTACCATTAAAGATAATTATTCTTTTCTCTGGTAGTAGTTGATCTAAATTAAGATTGTCAGCCATAGTTCCTTTACTCTCTAAATATAATTCTAAAACTCAATAAGAAAAGTTTGCGACCTTCAATGTCTTCGCCCATATCAGTCATTATACCATTAGCCACCGACAAGTAAATATAAAAATTATCAGTTTCCCAAGCTACTTTTCTATGTAATATATCTGATATATCTTGTAGTTTAGCACGTGCTTCGTCTGTAACTCTAAACCTAGCCCATACATCAAGATTTTGCTCATAATAGCCTAAACTCGGGCTGGGTGGGGGTGATGGTGCTTCTACTAGCCAAAGCACATCTTCAATTTTAGCTGGCGCTTTAGATCGATATAAATTATCAATGCCTTGACTCTTTAAGTAAGCGTGTATGTCTTTTATTATTGTCATTAAATTGCGTACCTTTTAATATAATTACTAGCATTTCTTAATACTTGCTGTGCTGGGTCAATTAAGTATCTTTTCTTTTTTCCGGGATAGGTATATTTTTTAACAACGTGCGTTCCATCTGCTCGCATACCTCGATGTTGGTATGAGGCGTATGGCGTGCTGTATTTAATCTGTCTAGTTAAGTATTTAGGGTTGTATATACGTCCAGTAGATTTAAGCGTACCACCACCTTTACTAACTGGCACTTGCTCTTTTGATAAACGTAAAACGTCAACCACCATAGCCGATAAAATATTATCTACGCTTTGATGTATTTTCTTTTCTATTTCGTTTGATCTGTCTTTAACTACTACTGCCATTATCCTCAATTCCACTTGCGTATTTATCTAATAAACATTTTAAGAAATAAATCTGATCGCCTCTAAGTCGCCTTGCTTCTGTTATTTGACTAACCCGAAAATAATCGTCCTTAAACTTGATAATTGTACCCTCGCTTACACTCTCATCTGGTTTAACCCATAACATAGCGTCTGATCTAATTTCCTCACGATTGCTTACATTATCTAAATCAGTTATCCATCTAAACCTGCATTTGATTGCGTCTTTGTCTGTATAAACTAAATCGCCATCATCATTATAAGTTGTCGATACAATATAACAATCTTGTTCTAAAGCGTGATTTAACATTAGATATTAACCTTTCGCCAGTAGTCTATTTTGTCAAAAATAGCTTTGTCTTGTTCTGTTTTCTCGCCACCAGTTAAAATCTCGTAACTATAACCCTCAATGCTTTCTCGCTTAAAGTCGCCTACATTACGACTACTAGCAAAGAATAAACCGACAAGCGTTGCAGTTGCCATTTGAATATCAAGTGGTACTTCGCCAGTATAAAAAACACCAGTTATTTCAACACCCGATCTAACATTAGGAAACACCCGATCTCGCAAAAACAAACTATTCTTCCAATTAGAGTTTAGAGGGTAATAAGCGTATGAAGTTGATGGCACAGTATTTGTAACGTTGCCTAATGAGTCGTAAAATCTGACAAGTGAGATTGAAATAAAATCGTCTATAAACAGCTCTCTTTTGCCATTTCCATCAAAAAACTTGGTTTCGCTCAAGGCACTAGCTTCTAAGACGCCCAAATCCAGCCATTTGCGACCAGTATAAGCGTTAATAGCCTCGCCAACTGCCTCAATAGCGCTTTCAATTATCGCCTCTTCTTCGTTTGTTAAACTTCTTTGAAGAACGTTTTCTACCATTGTTTGATCTGTATAAGAACTCATTTTCTTTATCCTTTTTCTTAATAGGTTTGATGATTGCCCTATGGATTATTTCTTTAATTGAGAGCATATTTTCATTATATCACGTAATCGAAAACAAAAGCAAAAACCCCAGCTATTCGGCTGGGGCTTGCTCTGGGCTAGTTAAATATTATTTAACCAACTAGTTAAATGATTTAACTAATATCGCCTAAGACTAAAACCGAGTACGCCTCTGGGTGTACGTGTACTTGGTTCATTCTCACTCTAGCTCTGATCGCTTGAGCGTCCTGTTGCATTAAGTTCAGCAACACGCTGCCACTTGCGTCAGTAATAACGCCAGTATTGAAGAATTGAGTTTGCATTGGAACTCTAACCGAGAGAATTGTATTTCTCAAATCTCCGAAGATTAGGAATGGATCTCCATCTTCAATCTCGTTAATAGAAGGTAGCACCTCAGTCAAAGAGTATGGCATACCCCAAATAGTACCAGACGCACCACCGTCAATTCCAGGTTGCCAAATATATCGATTTGAACTATCTTTCAACCTTTGAACCAGCCCTAATAGGCTTCTGTGCAGATAAAATCTGCCATTAGACATAGATGGGGTAGGTACTTCGTACATCATCTCGTTAAGAGCGTCTGCAATAGTAACGTCTTCAGTTAAACTGGAAACGCTAACTTGTGCCGTGCCGGTAGCATTTAAGATACCATAGACATCATCATCAGTATCGTTCTCTGTGAAAACTAACTGATCTTGTCTAATTGCATTTGCACGTGCAAATCTATTAGTCAAATCTGACCAAAGATCAATAGCGCTGTCTTCTAATAAGGTGTCTGATACAGGCACAATGCCAGTATATTCAAGATGAGTTAGAGTAAATTGCTCGTAACTGGTTTCTTGCTTAGACTTAATACCTAATTCAGAGGTTTTGACTAAAGTCAAGTCATCACCACCTTTAATTCCTCGTAAAGAGTTATTAGTTGTTCGGCGCAAATTGACGTAACGTGAAGCTACACCATATTCTTCCTCTAATCGACTAACTTCTGCAATAAACTCTTCAGGTGGAATAATCGCACCATTATCATCAGTAGTCATAGCTTGTTTGCCGACCACATTGTGATAGTCATTGTAGTTATTAGTAACTAAACCCTTAAACCAGAGTTTGGTTTTTTCCTCTTTGGAAACTTCGCCACTAAACTTAACGCTTGGAGAGAAGTTAACATTTTTTCTCATAATATTGCTTTCTAAAGAACTAGTAATTTTATCAAGTGAAGCTTTGAGGCTTTTTAATTCCTCTTTGACTTCGTCGTCTTGTTCTTTGACTGGTTCTTCTTTGACTTCCTCTTTTGGTTCTTCCTCAATGGGTTGTTCCTCAACAGGTGTTTCTACTTCTACTAATTTTTCGTCCTTTTCTTCTTGGACTATGTCTTTTTCGTCTGACATTTCAAATCCTTCCTGCCTTTCGGCATTTAACTTCGAGATATCTTTTTTTGTGATAATCCCTTTACTAATTGCTAAAGCTAGAGCCTCGCTATTTGCTGGAATAGGTACTGATGAGTGTTCAATCATTTCAGCCTTTGTATACCTATTATCGTCAATTTCTTTCGGAAGAAACCCGATTGAAAATGCCTTCATATAGCCACCCTTGTATAACTTGTAAATCTTATGAGCAAAGCTGTCTTCATCAATCGCAAACTTGACTTTCGCAATTAACTTGCCATCTTTTTTCTTTAGAGTTAAAGTCTTTCCGATAGGTGGTTGTGAATAATCGTGCGCCCATAGTACAACAGGATTTTTCATATACTTTGAAGTATCTAGTCCTTTTAATTCTAGAATCTCGCCGTGTCTATCCTCTGACTCTGACGCTACGACTGCTTCAATTATGCCCTCGCCTAAGTCTTTAGCTTTTTGTATTACTAATAAGGCTTTTCTCATTTTATTAGCTCACAAAAACAACGTTTGAGTCATCATCAGTTGCGTCTTCATCAACCAAGGCTGTGAACGTAACTTGATACACTCTTTCGTTTTCAACTTGATACAAAACTTCAACTGGTGAAGTAGGAACAGCGTTCCTAAAAGTCCAACTTTCAGTTCCATCAAAAGGCGTCAAAACAATTTCGTTGCCCTCGACTTCTCGTCCAGCTAAACCACCAATTTGTAAGTTATTACCACCAGTTGTTGAACCTGCAATAGCTTTATTCAAGTTTGCAAGCGTGGTTTCTGCCATCGTGATTTGAATTGTTACTTCATAACCAAGAATAGACGCTTTTACTGGAGTAGTACCCCACTTGCCTGATTGGTGCAAATGCACGTTAGGCTCGACATTAACAACTATGCCTTCTGGAGTAGTATGACCAACATCATTACTATTGACAGTTAGTTCTCCTGCGCCGATATGAAAGTTCTCAAAACCTGCCATATCTTTATTTCCTTTCAACCTATAAAAAAAGTTGCCACTAAGACAACTTGTTAAGGTTTATCTAGTTTGTGGGGATCTGTGTCCTCAAATATATAAGAGCTTCAAACAGCTTCTATAACCTATTATTTCATTTCTTGCAAAAATTGTCAATCAATCTGCTTTAACTTTACTATCCCTAGTCTTTAGTTTCTCAATAAACTTATCCAGCGTTTGAGTAGTAACCTTAAATCTAACAATGCGCTTACACCGACCACACTTAACTTCGCCTACTCCAAAATCAAGTTTCATTAACATACGCCCACAATATTTACATCTAACTTCAATCATAATTATTCATATAATTTTCTAAATCAACTTTATATTCTCTAAATTGCTTTAACCAATTTGGCTTTTTAAGACTAATTTCTTTTAGTTCTGGAATAACAATATCTTTTAGGTTTTTAATCGCTACTTCGTCTTTAGCCTCTGGAAACTCTTTCAATTTAAGCTCATCTAGGCTATGTAGGAGTTTGTCTAGTGCCTCATTTTGGGCTTTAACACTATCAACAAGCGTTTGTCTGTCCTTTTGTTCTGCTAAACCCTTTTTGACTAGTTCTAATCGATTTGTAATTTCGTTTAGTTTTTTGCCAGCGCTCATTTAATTAACTCCTCAATTTTAGCTAAAGTATCGTTTAATTCTTTTTTACCTTTTGATAGTTCCTCTTTTTCTTCAGCCATCGTTTGTAGGAGTTCTTTCGCCTCTTTAGTTCGTTTATCCATTTCCTTATATTCATAAAGCATTTTCTCTAATTGTTCGAGTTTATAGTCTTTCATTTGATCTCGATTAACTGGGATAATCGTACAGCGACAATTAGGGTGTAGTGGTGGGTGTTCAACGTCTTCGTAATCAGCTACATAACTACCACCATCAAGCCCAGATACTACTTCGCCTAAATTAACAAAATTAGTATTTAGTTGCACAACTTGTTTGTGTAGGGGTTGGCAAAACTCACAAGCGTCTGGATTTGCTATCCACTCTTTACCGACAACACTAGGTAGATATTGCATAGCTTCAAGCGAGGCTAGGTTAGATAAGTGTATAGTTTCAGTTCTAGCAATTCTTGTGCTTCTTACGTCAGTTGCGCTGTCGTATATATTATTTATCCGATCTCGCATTTGTCTTACGCTCTCGCCCTCAATCGTTGCTTCAGTTATAGTTTCGTTAATAGCTTCAAGTGTAT